ATAATAAGCGCTAATCTCTCTACGGATTTAAGTCTATTGTACTGCCTCTTATAACAGTGGCGCCTGTTGTATTGTGTGTTGTTGTACCTGATACATTCTTTGTTTCTGTGCCGGCCACATCTATTACCATATTACCACCCACCTTTAGATTAAAGTCACCACCACTATTCATATTAATTTTACCTGTTGTTGTAATTAGGTTTACATCACCTGAGTCTACTTGTATATTAATGTTGGCGCCTGTGCCTACTTGTATGTCGTAATGGTTATCTACGGTGTTTGATTTGTTTATGTAAATCTTATGGCGGCCGTCTATAGAAATATCAGAGTCGCCACTTATCTGTACTTGTTCTTTATTACTTAATAACCTATATGACTGGCCTTTAATTATTTCTACCTTGTTACCATCTTTGTCTATTTCATATGAGGTGCCTGTTCTATGAGCACTGTATAATCTTTCATGGCCATTTGTGTCGTCATACTCCATAAGGTGGCCTGATTCGCTTTCGTAAACTGTATTGTAAGGGTATACCGTGGCATAAGGGATTTCTGGTTGGTCAAAGGTATCTCCATCACTGCCTATTATATCTGATCCATCGGCCGCCGTAACAGGATTTACATCTGCTGTGGCAATACCAGTAATTCTTGTTGATCTTCGTAGTGTAAGGGCCAAGTGTGGATTTATCTCATTACCATCCTCATCCTTTAGATTGACGGCCAAACGATTGGTGTCCACCTCATCCTTATACTTCGGATAAACACCGTTAGGGTCATAAAAACCTTTTGCCGTATTGGCCAACTCTGAAGGACGGCCAGGTAAACTGCCCATCACCAAAGGTTCCTGACAGGTCATACCATCTCTAAAATACCCAAATACCCAACTGCCTTCTACCAGCCGAGATGGGGAAGTTCCTAGGCCAGATATTCCTGCTGATGATACGGGTAATATTACATACGCCCATGGTAAGTCGGCCGTTGGTAACATAGTCTTTGATTGTGTATGAAAGCCGATACAACGTACACGAACACGGCCAAGGTATTGAGGGTCATGTCTATCCTCTACTACGCCATTAAACCAGATAAAACCGTTACGGCCTAAAAATTTATTGTCAATCATTTTTTATTTTTTTTCGATATATGTTTGCTTTTAATTCACTCACTATACGTCATTTAAACCTATTTAATATGGCCGTACGCAAATGTCTAATCCACTCTACTCCCTTTGATATATAGGCCATCCCTTGTCCAATATAGAAACAGGCAGTCGCCAGACTGACTTTATCTCTTGGCCCCTTATAGAACCTCTGATACTTCTCTGTATAATATACTTCTATCAATGCCCCTGAGAGGTGGCCAATGTTATTCTTAAACTTGTCTATTACATTTCTCATTATCTTATTTACTTGCCTTTCACGGTGGTTTGTGTTATATTTGTAGTATTATCTCTCATATCTGGTAGATGGCCATGTCCTAAGCGCTCGGAAGCGTCGGAAATCTCGGTTATCCTGTGAGTATCTCTGAATTAGCCTTATCCATCTATATCCTCAAATGTTGGTCTATTATCGTTTTCGTAAACGTTAATAATCTGATTGTTATTTTTGTCTTTTAATTTTACTACGACCTTATCTGTTTCTACTGGTAAAGCAGAGGTAACGGCGTCCTTAACACATCTCATAATCATTTCATGTTTTTGTGTAGTTTGGTCTATCATGTGTTTAACTTGTAATACTAGGTATCGTCCACTGTAATATGGATTTAATTCTTGTTTTTGATCTGGCGACACTGGTTTTTGATAAGGCAAGGCAAAGCTAATCATGTCACCAGCATGTACTTTGGTGTTACCAGGAACGGTCAGGATTAGATTAAAGTTGTTCATCTGCTCTCTTTGTGATACACTATTTGGTATCAATTCTCCTTGGTCTTCAAACTCATAATCATTGTGTATCTTACTTGTTTGTGTAGCCGTCATTAACTTGGCGTCTGGATGTTCACTTAAATTCTTTTCTGTATTATCAAAGTTGGCATATGGTTGTAGAAACTTAATGCCTGACTTGTTACCATTACTATGCTCTGTATGAAAAAACTCACCAAATGATCCGTGATAATCAAATGTGTGTTCTTCAATTGTCTTGTGGTATATGTCGTGTGTAATCAGTTTATTGGCAAACATACCATTGTTTAGTTGTTCAAGTATATTTACAGGATCAACAAAACTATACACTGACACATTTCTCATATCTTGTGTTATATCTTTATCACCACCTACTCTTACGTTGGCAGGTTGCATGTGGTATTTCTCTACTACAGGTCTAGCAGTATGGCCACCCACTGCCATTAATGATTCTATACTTCTAAAATGAAACCCTTGTATTGTTTCAAAAAATAGGTAGTTTGAGTTCTTGTAGTTCTTACTAATTGCTGAGGCAGCCAACATCTTAATAGCGGCAAATGGTTTTATATTTGGTATTACAAACTTAGGGTTTGTTTTTGTTTCTTCTACAAAAAATGGTTTTCTACTGTCAAGGTATTCTTTATCAAGTAATATCTCAGCAACACCATTTTCAACAGGCCCACTAAATGCCTTTGATACTCGTTTTACATTATTACGGTATGCCTCTCTACTTGTAAAGTGTACTCTATAAACTTGTTGACGACCTGTACCACCTGATGGTCGTATTCTTTCTATCTTATAAATGTAAAATGGTTCTGTCTTTTCTTCTAAAGCGTCAATTTTGTGTTCTTCACTAACACCAGGTGTGTATAGTTTAAGTTCTAATCTTTCCATGCCTGTAATAGGCAACAATGTTCTTATATCTTGTGCATCAGCAACATTTATCTCACCTGTAATTACTTGTAGTGATATGTCTTCAACAAGTGTTAATGACATGACTTGTGGTAATATATTATGTCTAATACATTGATCGGCGTTATCTACTGATTTTTTATATGATACTATTGTGCAAACGTCTAAGTTATAATCACCGGCATATTTTATTATATCTTTATCGTCATTTACATGTGGCATAGCATTATCTTGTTACCAATCGTTCAAATTCTTCTATGAACAATGGTAGAAATTTAGGGTCAAGTAGTTTTATATTTCTTAACTTGTCTTGTTCTCTTTCTTCAAATTGTCTATTAGTTACTGATTGAGATCCAACTGTTGTACTATTTACTTCTACCTTGTGGCTATAGTCAAATGGTCCATCACCTGTGTTATTACCACTTGATTGTGTAACTTCATAATGGTGTACACCATCCGGTTCAGCATACTTATCTTTTACATATGTTTCAAAGTCTGACTCTGACAATGGCCAACCATAGTATCTGTCTGTAACATCATTAGAAATTAGTATCACCCAAAAATAGTCTGTGCTACCAAAGTGTTTAAACGCCGTTGTTTCAGGTGTTTCACCACTAGGTACATCATACAGAGAGTATAAGGCAGCGTTCTCTTTTAAACTTTCTCTGATCTTAATTCTTCTAAAAATATCACTAACTAGTTTTAAATTCTTTGTGTTGTTTATATCATACAACAGTTTAGGGAATGTTTCAAAATACTTCATCTTAGTAACCCTCTGCTATCATTTCTTTAGTCATAATTTCTGTTTCAGTAAATGACAATGTTAATGACACGTTTACAGGAGCAGCGCCTTGGTCGTCAAACTGTCTAAATGTACTAAACTGGTCACCACCATAATCAATTGCTACATCTGTTAATACACATCTACTAATTTTGTTTAGGTAATTGTTTATTTGACCTTGATAGGCATAATGTATTTCAAACTCACTAGGCACCTTAAAGTATCTACCACCAGATATGTCGTTCTCTAGTTCAGGATGCATATGAAACTTAAATAGTTTACAAATTTTATCAATGTCTTCAACTTCATCTTTGTTTCTTGCCTGTAAATTAAATGTGTAATTAAATTGTCTGTGATTTACTTTTTCAAATACAACTTCACTAAAAGGGTTTTCAGCAAAACCACTTATCTTTGTAATAGCACCTGATATATCACCTAAACCTATGGCTTCACCAAGACCAACACCTGTTTTCTTAGCAGCTTCTAAAGCAAAACCACCGGCACCCTTTAAAAATGCTTCTATTTGATCTTGTGTACCAGAGGCAGATGTTGTTTCGGCAAATGTCTTAGCAGCTAAACCAGCCATGCCTAACTCTGTAGGCCCATTGACCACACTGTAAGAGGCCTTGATGGCAGGTGGCATGTATAATGCCACGGCAGTTGTAACTGTATTGTGGACTGGTTTACGAGAGTTGACACTGTTTCTTGTGCCTTTACCTATTTTCATAGTATCACCATTTCTGCTCGTTCTTAATTTTTGTATGTTATAACTTGAGCCACCATAATCATCCGTGTCAACACTTGATACGCCTAGTGTGTTATGAAACTTGTTGTCTGTTATCTCACTATGTTTAGATGATACAACATAAAATATCATGTAGTGGCCTTGTTCACTATTACCTAGGTCTCTAGGAAACTGTATGCTAGCAAATCCTAATGGGTTTGCTTTCATGTGTGAAGTTGGTTCTTTTGTGCTTGGTAGTTCTAGTTTTGATTTCTTTAGTAAATCCTGAGCAGCTGCCTTTGATTTAGCAGATGACTTGTTACCTAAACCATTGATGAAACTACCACCTAATGATAATAATTGTCCTAATTTGATTGAAGCCATTTAAGTTACCTATATATTAGTAATATTTATAATGAAAAAAAGACAATCATACAAAGGTATTTACAGACCTACCAACCCAAAGAAATATGCTGGCGACCCTACTAGAATTGTGTATCGTTCTAATTGGGAGCGTAAGTTTATGGTATATTGTGACAGGACAGAGGATATAACCTATTGGGCCAGTGAAGAATTGGCGATACCATATATCAATCCTATTGATAGAAAGAAACACCGTTACTTTCCTGACTTTATCATAAAGACAGCCAAAGGCAAGCGTTATATGATAGAGATAAAACCATCTGCTCAAACTAAAAAACCTAGACCTAAAACTAAGAAGACAAAAGCTTTTATGAGAGAGAGTTTAGAATATATCAAAAATGTGGCTAAATGGCAAGCCGCTGATGTGTATTGTAACGACAATAACATGGAGTTTAAAATCTTCACTGAAAAAGAATTAGGTATTTACTAGGCGCTTAAAGCATTCCTTAAACCACCATCACTCGTATTTGTATCTTCTAATATAGTTGTATATGTATTATTGGCAGTTGTAACATTTGTGTTACCACCTTTGTTGATATTCATATCACCTCCTGCACTAGAGCTATTCATGTTGGCACTCTCGGTGTTTATATCTTTACCAGTAACACCACCTCTTAAATTTTTATCATCTTTTAACATTTGATCATCTGGACCTACAATCTCTCCACCAAACTCAGGTTTCAAAGCATCCATCTTTTTATTAAATTCTTTTTGTTTTTCTGCCTCATCTAAGATCATTTGTCTTCGTTCTTGTTCAGCGTCATTTAAATTTTTTAAATATGCTATCTGTTGGTCAACATCTTTGATCTTTTCAAATTCTTTATATTGATCTGCTGTCATTATACCAAATGCTTGGTCATAACCACTTGTGCCTGCTTTAGATACTTTAGATGTAGTGTATTGTTCACCTTTTACTTCAGCAAGAGCTTCTTCACCAGTTACACCACCACCTGTCATGGCTTGTCTTTTACCTGGATCTATTCCCTCAGTTTTATATTTTTCTAAACCACCTGTTTCTGATACCATAGCACCAGCCTCTTTATCTGCTTTTGTTTCAAACTTTAACTTGTCTTTAATAAATTGTGGTAATGGTAAAGCGTCAATGGCACCATTAATTACTGTTTTAATTTTGTCACCAATATTACTAAAGAAGTTACCAATGCCTTCAATTGTTTCTGTAAATGTGTTTTTAATACTATCAAAGGCGTCTGTAAAGAAAGTCTTAATAGATGTTACAATACTCTTTGCCTTATCTACAACAGCGTCTTTCATATCTGTAAAAAATTGTGGTATTGTTTCTGTAATAAATGTTACAGCAGCGTCAATAGCACCTTGTATTGCTTCTGGTAATTTTCTAAATGCTAGTTTTATATTAGTTACCATTTCTGATTCTATACCAAAGGCAGCTAAGGCGTTCTCTATCAAAGTAAAGAAAGCGTCACCAATATATGACATTAATTTTATAGGTAAATCAAAAAATATTTTTTTTACGCCACCTATAAACATACTAGCGTCACCTGTAAATAAACCCTTAAACATATCAGCAAGTCCACCAAATGCCGTTTTTATAATATCAATTGCTCTGTTAAACAAAGGGCCTATGTCATCCATAAAGGCACTAAAGAAAGCCTTAATACCATCCACAATTGGTGTTAATTTTTCAGCAATTTCTTTACCATACTTTTGTAAACCTTTAGCAAGTAATAATAAACCAAATATTAGACCACCTTTCATTAACATACTTCCTAGGCCACCTGCTAATGCCTTTGTCTTTTCTTTAGCAGACTCTCCTAAAGCGGCAAATTTACTTTTAAAACTATCACCTATTTTGGCCAACATACCAGGACCTTCATCTTCTTTACCCATTTCTGTATCTTGTGCCTGTTCAACTCTGTCCATTACGTCATCTTCAGCTGCTACCTTTTTATCAAAAGCAAAGTTAGCAGACAATACGCTTACCATCTCACTAATCTTTTCTCTAATACTTTCAAATATTCCTATAGAGGCAGGTTTTTCCATCTCTGGTTCATTATCACCACCCATAGTCACTGGTACATTATCACCACTTGTTGCTGGCACATTATCACCACTAATGTCTGAATCATTGTTCATAGGCATTGGTGGGCCTATTAACATAGCCTTACCTGAGCTCGCTAGTCCCTCAAATGAGTTAGCGACAGATTTACCTATCTGTAATACTGATTCGTCTTTAAGTGTAAGTTCAGCCATTATTTTTTACTTTTACTTGTTCCTGTGTATAGACCAAACCAGGCAGCGCCAGCACCAACAACGATACTGATTAGCCCACTCTGTTCCATAGTAGGAGCAGATAAGTTCATATACCATATCACACATTTGTATAATAGTATAATGTAAACTGTTAAGAATAGTCTTGGAAATATTCTCCAAGCGTCAACAGCTCTCGCCATGTGTATCAATTTAGCATATGGGTTAGGACCCATGTCTTTAACGGATGTATCTACTTCTAAATCTACTTTTACTTTTTTAGTAATTTCTTTCTTATCAGCAGGTACAACAATTTTGTCTTCTAATTCACTCATTACTTCATCGCCTCTCTGGTTCTTTTCTCTTTTTCTTCTTTTAAATACTGTACTAAAAGGGTTATGTAAATCTCCCTCTCCCACGGTAACATATTTTCTAATTCACTCAATGAATATTTATGATGTTGCATCAGAGCAAAATTAGTTTCATAATAGTTTTCTAAACTATCGTGTGAGAGGGCTATCCGAAAAAATCGGCCAGACCTTTCAGTGTAACTTCACTCTCCACCTTGGTTTTTGAGTTGGTTACTTTAATTTTCTGCTCTAATCTAGGCATAGTTTCAAAGAAACTCTGTATTTTTCTCATCTGTTCACCAGATAAGTTATTTACAAAGTCATCTAATTCTTTTTTATCTGTATCTTTAGCCATATGTACCTTGTCACCCTCGTAAATTTGTTCTATAGAGTTTACAATTAACTCGTACATTTGTGCTAGTTTTACATCACCTGTTAGAATACCAGTGTTGATAATCTTTAGTGACGGATACTTTAATAATATACCTAGTTTTCTGTCTTCATCTAAAACTATATTGTTACTATGGTCGTCTTCAACATACACCTCAACCTTAGATAAGTCAACTTCTACTTTTTCATAGGTTTTCTTGTCGTCTGGACACAACACTTTAATTTTAGAAATTTCACCTACAGACTTAGCTCTTATTTGTAAAAAGATATACTCTAAATCAAACATAGGGTAGTCTTCAGGATTAATTTCGTTAAATGTACATGACTTGACTATATTCTTTACTGCTTCAAGCATGTCTTCTGGTTTTTGTGTTTCAAGTGCCATTAGTAAAATCTTTTCTTCTTTTACAAGAAATGGTCTGTACTTGATTTTCTTTTGTTGAGATGGTAAAGTCAACTCATATTGTGCTACATTAGCTATTGGTAATGCCATTATTTACTCCTTCAATATTATAAGAATGGTGGGAATACTTTGCCTCCAAACACCGATCCAATTGGGACTCTTTGTTTAATAACGTTCACAACGTCCCTGCCTGCTCGTCTTAACTCTGGTGGTAACTTACTTAATATATTACCTAGGAATCCTCTGTTACCTTGTTTAACAGTAGGCACCTTAAATCCACCACCAATTGTATAATTTTTTACCTGATCTAGTGATAAATTTTGCCAATTTCTAAATTGAAATGTGATTGATATTTTTTGTATATCTGAATTGCCATAATCAAATGGTACTGCTAGTATGGATTTAGGATATGCTTCAAACAGTTCTACACCGTAAGATATTCTATCTCTAAAAGCGTCACCAGCAAAAGCACCTAATTGGTATATTCTAATACCACCAACATACTCATCATAAAAATGCATATTGTGTGTGGCCTGATCCATAATAGAGTTTTGCCACATTTCAAAAAATGTTCTTTGTCTTAAATACTTGTCAGCATAAAATGATAATGTTATCTCACCTGGAAAACTGTAAGCATAAGCAATTTCTCTTTTAGGACCATATGTTTGAAAAGGTTTTGTATCTACGTTTCTACTTGGCATTTCTAGTGTATGACAAAATGCTCGTAAGCCTCTTCTTAATTCGTTCTCTGCCTGTAA